GGCAGCTTTGCACCATGCAGTCCGCTGATATTGCCGAAGTGTTGCACCTGCGGCAGCCGTTTTTCTGTCACACGAATGGCAAACGGTTCGATTTCAGAAGACCAGACAGGCACAATGCCAGCTAACAGTCCGGCAAGCGGAAAACCGCCGCTGCCGTCAAAGAGGCTGCCAAGGGTGAGCAATCTATTCATTAGTCACCTCCAGATTATTTCCTGCTTTATCGCATGATAAAAGAAACGCCCTGCATACTGATAATTCTGCAAAGCGTTTACATTTCTCTATAACTTTACTTCGTATCCATATTGGTGCGGCAGGAACGTTGTTATATCTTCCATATTCGCCAAACATACACTCCATACCAACATTTCTTGCCTGAACTGCCTCTTGAAATGTATCGTAGTATCCAAGATGAATATCCAGCTGACTGATTTTGATTCTTGCACGATATTTCTTTCTGGGTGGATAATAACTTACTCCGCTTACACCCGATGTGTTATTTTTTTGAAGCGGTTGATTTATTTGATTTTGCTGATGTGTACAGAAACGGACATTGCATCTTCGATTATCCAATGTATCAAGATTGATATGATCCAGCTCCATTCCTTTTCTTGTACTAAAAAGCACTTGATGCAGCGGTCGACCATGGCAGTCAACGATATATATTTGCCTACCTTTTCTGCTTTTATAAGAGACATACCATTTGATATCTTTTATTCTACTGAATAAATCAGCATCAAACATGAATATCGTCCCATCGGAAAGATGACCATAGCCAATTATACCATCATCAGAAAATGTGTAATTCACATTGCCGATATCACTCACGTCCTCTCTGAGCGTCATTCACATTGCTGTCTTGAATATTCAGTTCGTCTGCTGAAAACTCATGTACTTCTGAACACGGGTACTTTACTCCGTTGCGCAGAACATACACGCCATCAGCTGAACCAACAGCAGCAATGTATCTTCTGATGATCGCTGATGCATATTTGGGATCAAGTTCTTGTGTGTAACAGATTCTGTTGGTCTGTTCTGATGCAATGAGTGTAGAACCGCTGCCGCCGAAAAGATCAAGAATGATTCCGTTTTCCTGTGATGACATACGAATCGGATATGCAATCAATGGAAGAGTTTTCATTGTAGGATGTAGCTTTGACTTTTTCGGCCTGTCAAATTCCCATACAGTAGTCTGCTTGCGGTCACCGTAGAATTTGTGCTTTGCAGTATCCTTGAAAGCATAAATTACTGGTTCGTGCCGCATTTGGAAATCCATTCTGCCGATAACAAGCGTATCTTTTACCCAGATACAAGTTGTAGAATAGTGGAATCCCGCATTAACTGTTGCTTTATAAAAATTACATTTTTCTGCATCTGAATGGAAACAGTAAAATGCTCCGCCGTCTGCGAGAGATGTATATGCGTTTTTGAACGCGTCCAAGAGGAACTGATAGAACTTCTCACTGTCAGACCATTTGTCATTCATAATTGTCATACCTGTACCGCCGGAATATGCACAATTATACGGAGGATCTGTAATACAGGCATTTGCTTTCTGACCGTCCATCAGCAAGGCAACTTCATCAGGTTTGGTGGAATCTCCGCAGCGAAGTCTGTGTCTGCCGAGAAGCCAGATGTCACCATTTTCAACAAATGGTTCAAACTCTGCCGCCTTATCTACATCAAAATCATCATCTTTTACATCTTCATCTGATGCAAATAAGTCCGCAAGTTCCTTTTCATCAAATCCGGTCATGGAAAGGTCGAATCCGAGCTCCTGTAGTTCCTGCATTTCAACGGACAGCAGTTCTTCGTCCCAGCCTGCGTCCAATGCCATCCGGTTGTCAGCAAGAATGTACGCTTTCTTCTGTGCTTCGGTTAGATGGTCGGCATACACACATGGCACTTCTGCAATGCCTTCTTCCTTTGCCGCCATAATGCGTCCATGTCCAGCCAGCACATTGTATTCCCGGTCGATAATGACGGGATTGACAAATCCAAATTCACGCAGAGAAGAGCGAAGTTTCAGGATCTGTTCCTTGTTATGCGTTCTGGCGTTGTTTGCATAGGGTACTAACTTGTTGATGTCAACAAGCTGAAATTCTGTGGTTGTGGTCATGCTCCATTCCTCCGCTTCAAAACTTTCTGTAAGCCTTTTCTGGCGTCCAGTACTTTTCCACTGACCGCCAGGTCTCGGCTGTCGCCTCGGTCGGTGCTTCTCGCTTTGCGAGAGGTTGCCACTGGCAACCCGCATCCCTTAATGGTGCGGTATTGCTGTTTGGTCATCTTCTGGCGATTGGCTTTCAAATCTCGCCAGAACGGGGTGTCTGCTTTCATGTATTTCTCACTTTCTGCTGCTCAGAAGCTGTTCCATCAAATCATCCTGCGGTGTGCCGTCAAATTTGGTCGTGCAGTTCTGTTTCACAATATCGAAAATCTCATACCAGAGCAAATTTGCCTGTTTCTGAAATGTCTGGCTCATCTGCACAAACGGGGAGGCAATAACGCCGCCCGTGGTCGGGTGCTTTCCCAGCAGTCCATAGGTACTGAGGGCTTCTTCACACTGTACAAATCGGGCGAATGCCTGTGAGTAGCTTTCCAGCAGCCGTTTGTTGACGTGCTTTTCACAGCCACGCTGTTTCAGCCAGAGCCATGTTTCTTTGTACACAATGTCTGCTCCCAGCGGTTTTCCGTTCTTCTGCTGGGCAGACAAGTATGCACTGGGGCTTGGCATATCCGCACCGGTCAAATCAGCGGCATCGTCCAGATCAGCTGCATCCAATTCCGGAGCATAAAATTCCATAATATCTGCATCCTTGCCCTCTGCGATTTTGTCGGGGAGGGCTTTCGGCTTATCGCCTGCACGAACTCGTCTGCCGCCTCTTCTTGTACCGTCCTTTGCCATCTGATTTCACCTGCCTTTTGAGAGAAAAATAGCCGAAACTGCGTAGGTTTCGGCTTGTTTGCATATTTCCAGGGTTAATCCCCCGTTTGAACCTTGGTTTTTGTGTGTGAGAGGGAACGCCGGTCTGTAAAAAATTCACAATTAGCGATTTTTATCCCCCCACCGGCAGCATTTCAGACACAATCAATACCGATAGACGGGATTTCGGTCTTCCGTCCATGTCTTGCGGTCGTGGCAGGACTTGCAAAGAGCCTG